CGTTTGCTAGTTTCCACCTCTGTGTTATGTCATCAAAACTCCGTGGTCGGCGGGGCCGCAAGGCTCCTCCGATGCCACTTCATAAGGATGTTAAGCTCGTTTCAAAGAAGGGTCAAACACCCGTCTATGTTGCGAGAGCATCATCTCTTGACGATGGTAATGGAATAAGGTATCGTGAGTCTGAGACCGGCGTAGTAGTTGATAACGTTCAATACGATCTTCGTGTTGACGATGACAATACTACGTGGTATCCGACTTATACGTTACCTTGTCCCTCGTCGAGTGTTCTAACTCGACGTGAGATAAGCTATCCGATTGTGAAGGGTGATCATAAGACACCGAATAGATGGCAGCATTCGTTGCTGCTGTCTACTCCTTTGTCTTACGTTCGTCCCTTTCAATTAGGAGAAACTTACCACGGCCCCAGTCAGTTTACTTTAGACAACCCACGTTGGGTGGGTGTCCATAGTAATCCTTACTGGTGCGTATCAGATGGCGCGAGTGGGGAGGGATATTACGACCCTTTACAGGGTCTTCCATCCTTCGCTGAGTACAATCCTGATTGGGGGGACTTTGTGTACCCCCCAGAGGGATTGGCTGGATTGACGGAGAGTGCTCTAAATAGCACTCTCCCTAGGATCCGTGCGGGCCTGTCGCTCGTTAATTCCCTTCTGGAATTAAAGGACTTCAAGGGCACGTTCCAGCGGATCGCGAATGTTGTTAAGATTGGATTAGCATCTGCTAAGAGCTTTTCGGCTCTGTCACAGGCTGCTAAGACACATCTTACTCTTCGCGAGATCTCGAGAACTGCGGCAAGTAACTACCTTGAATGGTCGTTTAACTTGGCACCGTTCATGAGTGATGTAACTGCTATTTATAAGCAGTTACGTGAGTCTAACAGTCGTATATTACGGCTGCTGGCTCAAGCGGGGAAGGTTCAACGTCGGCATCACAGCCGCGTTTATTTAGAGTACCCTAGTTCTCTAGAGCTGTCACATACCTCTGTCCGAGATATTCCTGAGCCTTCTGGCTCGGGTATTATCGGTAGTGTTACGTCGACTCTACGGAGAATTGTGTACACTGAACCTTCTACGTTCCATGTAGAAGTGGGCTATCGTTATTCGTATAGCTCATTCCAAGTTGAGTATGCTCAACTACTAGGTCTGCTAGATAGTTTTGGGGTTAATATTAACCCTGCTACTATCTGGCGGGCTATTCCGTTCAGCTTCTTAATTGATTGGGTAGTCGACGTAGGTCGATTCCTCGATCGATTAAAGCTGCGGAACATGGACCCGACACTAAACATAGAGTACTACCTCTGGTCGATATCTCGGAAGCGTCTTATCACTGCAACCAATGAAATTGGTTGGGGTGAAGCTGCTACTGAGGCACCGCGAGCGGTAGTTGGACTGCCGATGTATGTTGAAACGACTTATCGTCGCGAAAACACTATACCGTCAGTTCTGTCGTCTATTGGTACGACCGGAGTTGACTCGTCTGAGTTCACTCTGGCTTCCGCATTACTGCTTAGCAGGAAGCGAAAGCACCAACGGAGTCAGGCACGTAATCGCTTGACAAATAGTAAGTTCATCAAGTAACTATGTTACCCACCACGTTAAACACAAACGAAGTTAAAGATGCAGCCGGGGCTGAAATTGAATTCCAGCGCCGGTTCACCGACCAGTCGAGCCTGGAGTTTGCCAAAGTTGGCGAAGCTCCATATGCTCCCCACCGGCTCCTGATCTCTCATCTGGAGTCCGGCGTTGGCATCAAGTTGCGGCGACGTTCTCGCATTGGATTTAGAATAGTCCATGCGTCGGACGTTGATACCGCACTCTTGGTGCAAACGAACGGTTACGTTGTATTAGATAGCCCAATTGGGGCTATTACTACAACGGCCGTGCCTGCTAAATGCCTCGCTAATTTGTGGTCGTTTTGCGCCTCCTTAGGTGCAAGTACGACCATTCTTTACGATGGCACAGGCAATGGGTCGGTGGCACTACTTCAGGGCTCTTTGTAGTCCCTTTTGGAAGTGCCACGTCTTGATCCTACTACAATTCTCCGAGTGACGGTTTTGACCACGTTAATGTTTTCATGATCGGTTTAGCGATAATATCGTTAGCCGACGCATTAAACGTTATATAGTAGTCAGATAAGTCATTCGGGCTCATATTCGGTCCCGATAAGGAACTTCCGGGTGCTAGCACTAATGTGTAGTACCCGACTGTTCTGTAATCGGGAGCGCTGTCTGAGCTTGTAGTTGCTTCGGCCCCCCCCATATCATCTGGCACCACAATCAGGACGACGAGTTTAATCTTCCGATTAATTCGCTTTCCTGTTCGCAGTGCTGGGTCTATGGGGAACGGGTCGATGGTGTTTGATTTCTTCATTCTTTTGAGGAGGTCAGGCACGATCGTGTAGTTGGGGTGTGGGTAGCACGGTTACGCTAAGAAAGGATACCTTATGGTACCTATTAATAGCTTAGTTGAGTATGAACTCATCGCCGCGCTAGTCCACGACGTCTACTCGAGTCGTCTAGCGTTTAGTAAAACAAAAGTACTTTCGGACACCTTGAGAAAGGTGTCTAATCGTACTTCTGCAGAAGGATTGAGCTTTCTTACGAAAGCTCTTCCGCGTTTGGGAAAAGCCCTAGACAGGGCTCTCTCTGACGACATGCCAATGGACGCTGCCTCTTTAGGGTTTAAACCCTTGGGTGACAGTAAACTTCCGAAATTATTCGGTGAGTTATTCCAATTGGTATTGCGCAACGACGGCACGGTTCTTCTAGATCCGTGTATTGTCTGTATCCGTGGTCTTCGTGAAATCCTCTACTTATTTTATAAGTATAAGGTTCCGAATACCAAAGACTCTGAACAAAAGGTTATTGATCAGTTTGTAAAGACTGAACAAGACCTCGAACCACTCGAGAAGCAGTGGACACATTGTGAACACTATCTCTCGACTCACTCGACTGACCGGATCTTCGAAGCCGAAAGGCTTCATCAGATCTCGATCGTTCGTCGTGCTCGTGTTAGCCTTAATCGGCTATTTGAGCACTTTGACCCTTACGATATCAATCCGCAGCACGGACCCGGTACCGTCTCTACTAGAGAGCGGCTCTGGGAGAAGTACTGCTGGACTAATATCGCGGGACGTATCACAGACCAATACCCGATTGATGCTTATTTCTGTGCATCTCTCGGGCATGTCTGCGACTCGTATTCTGAGTTTTCTAAACTCAGAAACAGCGAGTCTTCGGCACGAGTAATTCTCGTTCCTAAGGACTCGCGAGGGCCTCGACTCATTTCCTGTGAACCCGTTGATTTTCAATGGATTCAGCAGGGATTGCGTAAGGCCATCGTTCGTTTAGTAGAAGATCATCCCATCTCTCGATGGAATGTCTTCTTCACAAACCAAAGACCTAACCAACTGGGCGCCCTTTTGGGCTCAGAAGGTCAAAGGTACGCAACACTGGACCTCAAAGAGGCCAGTGATCGCGTTTCCCTTGGTTTGGTTCGACTCCTCTTCCCGCATCACGTTTATACGTGTATGGCGAGTTGTAGGAGCCTGTCGACTGTGCTACCTTCGGGAGAAGTGTTACCACTTAATAAATTCGCCCCGATGGGATCAGCATTATGCTTTCCCATTATGGCGCTTGTTATTTGGTCACTTCTCGACGCTGGTGCACCGGATCAGGATACTAGGGATAGTATCCTGGTGTATGGAGACGATGTTATAGTCCCGACGGCCTTTGCCGCAGACGCTATGAACATCCTCGAAGCATTTGGTTTATTAATAAACCGTGCCAAGAGTTGTACCAAAGGATTCTTCCGAGAATCCTGTGGCGTGGAAGCCTACAAAGGCTCCAATGTCACTCCCGTCCGAATTAAGACGGTTTGGGAGTCGTCTCCTCGCCCTGATGTCTACGCCGCGTGGGTTGAATACGCCAACGCGGTCTATGATAGACAGAGGTTCAAAACCTACGATAAGATCGTAGGGCTTTTGACCAGTATATACTGGCCCATCGCAGACTCTTCGATGCGAGATGCACCGATTAGTCTTCGCGAACCTCCTGATCAGCGCAGACCTGTTCCTTCGCGCGTACACAAAGGCCTCCAAAAGAGGCAATGGCGGACGCTTGAAGTCAGGTCAGTTACTACTACGAGGGAGTTTGGCGGTTGGAATATGCTTCTCAGATATTTTTCTGAGAGCAACTCCATTACGTCTAACGACCCTGGTAACAGTTGCGGAGAGATGGATTTCATTCCATCTCTTTCAGTCAGTAAGTTCACTAAGCGAG